GTTAAGCATGTCATACACTTTCTTACTTAATTGTAGTGTGTCGATTGTAAATTCCCCACTGCTTGTATCAATACTTGTAATTGCATTAATTCCGTTTGTTCCGTCAATCCATTCTGTACTAATCCAGTTGTTGAATAAGTCACTTTGATATGTTTTTAAAGCTAGTCCTTCTTGGCTTGATTTTTGGCTAAATGGTTGCGGTGTATAGTCTCCTTGATTGAACGGCCAGATATATGGCGTTAAGTTTTGGTCATTAACTATAAATGCTCCCGTATTATATACATCTTGTAAGATGTTTTGACGCATTGTGTCAATATTATCAAGTGGAAATGTTTTTACTTGTGGTTTTAAGTTTGTTGGATTTTTTGTTGAAAAATTGTATTCGTATTTATTCCATTCAATAATGATATATCTATATTCTTCGAATGCCTTTTTTGCATAAATTTTTTTATTTACCCCGTCCCATGTAATAACGCTAAAAATTTGTTCTATACTTCTTGTTTTTGTCAATCCATTATATGTATAGTTTAGTTTAATTTCATTAAAATCTGGTTCGTTATTATTACTTAATGTTATTACTAAGTCTGTAATTTCTTCGATTTGAAATTCTTGTGGATTGTTTGAACTTGTAATTTCTATTTGTTTGACGTTGTTAGTCGTCATTACCATATTTGTTATAGTATTTGTCAAGTTGTCCATTGGATTGTGTATTACTGCTCCAATTTCCTCAACCTTATTTGCATAGTAATTTTTATAGATATCCCAATAGCTCAAAAATGGTATTGCGTTAAATTCTCTATATGTTGTTGAAGTTGAGTATGTTTCTTGATATCCAACTCCTCTAATGTTTAGGTAACTAAATATACTACTTGGATTAATTTGTTCGTTATCTCCTTCGTATGATTCATTTTTGTTTCCTTTTGCATAAATTTTCATTTGTGGAAATTTAATGCTTTGCATGTCTAAACCGATGTTTAACATGTTCATGTGTAGTTTTGCGTTGTATAGTCTAATTGGACATTGAAATACATCTAATTGTACTTTATAGCTTCCAAACAACGGTCCAATTGTTGGATGTGTCATGATATTGCAATTTAAATCAATATCGAAGCTATCGCCTGGAAGTGCCACTTCTGTCATGAATGGTACTAATGTTCCTGCTGACATCGTTGATCTCCAAATATAGCTTAAGTCATGTGTTGATCTGCTATAATTGTGTAATTCTACTTTTTGTTTATTTCCGGCTCCTAATCTGTCGCCTCCTAATGTTACTGTGCTCATTATTCTGGTGTTTTAAATTTTTCTACTACTGCCCAGATAACTTGTGTTACTCTGTTCCATGTAATTCTTTTAAGTTCTTTTTCTAGTTCTTTTTTGCTTTCGTGTACTTCTGTAATTCTATGTTGTCCGATTACTCCTATATATCCGTTTGCTATTTTTACTATTGCGAAAGGTGTTTCGTCAATAGTTGTCACTTCTTGTAGTTCCGAATTCGATTCGTGTTTGTCTAATAGGTCTACATTCGTTTGTGTATTCTCTTGTTCCACTATTTTCATCTATTTTATATTTAAATGTTGTTTTTATTTTATAGTATTCTTTTATTTTATTTTTCGGGATTATTTCTCCCGTTTCTATGTCTACCCATTCTGTTGTGGTGTACCATTTTTTTATGTTGTTCATAATTGTGTTCCTACTAGGAAACCCGCTGTTACTTTTAGTATTTCAATAACTAATTTTAACCAGTTCCTTTTTTCATTCATTTTTACCTCCTTTCTTTTTTTTTGGTTGATATTCTATGTGTAAATGGTCTTTTTCCAATATTACATCAAAGTCGTTTCCTAAATATTGTTTGATTTCCCAACCGCATACTTTTGCGTTTTTCATGTCTCTAGTTCTTAGGTCTACTGCTTTGTTTTTATAGTGGAAAAAGACCATTTACACATAGAATATCAACCAAAAAAAAAGAAAGGAGGTAAAAATGAATGAAAAAAGGAACTGGTTAAAATTAGTTATTGAAATACTAAAAGTAACAGCGGGTTTCCTAGTAGGAACACAATTATGAACAACATAAAAAAATGGTACACCACAACAGAATGGGTAGACATAGAAACGGGAGAAATAATCCCGAAAAATAAAATAAAAGAATACTATAAAATAAAAACAACATTTAAATATAAAATAGATGAAAATAGTGGAACAAGAGAATACACAAACGAATGTAGACCTATTAGACAAACACGAATCGAATTCGGAACTACAAGAAGTGACAACTATTGACGAAACACCTTTCGCAATAGTAAAAATAGCAAACGGATATATAGGAGTAATCGGACAACATAGAATTACAGAAGTACACGAAAGCAAAAAAGAACTAGAAAAAGAACTTAAAAGAATTACATGGAACAGAGTAACACAAGTTATCTGGGCAGTAGTAGAAAAATTTAAAACACCAGAATAATGAGCACAGTAACATTAGGAGGCGACAGATTAGGAGCCGGAAATAAACAAAAAGTAGAATTACACAATTATAGCAGATCAACACATGACTTAAGCTATATTTGGAGATCAACGATGTCAGCAGGAACATTAGTACCATTCATGACAGAAGTGGCACTTCCAGGCGATAGCTTCGATATTGATTTAAATTGCAATATCATGACACATCCAACAATTGGACCGTTGTTTGGAAGCTATAAAGTACAATTAGATGTATTTCAATGTCCAATTAGACTATACAACGCAAAACTACACATGAACATGTTAAACATCGGTTTAGACATGCAAAGCATTAAATTTCCACAAATGAAAATTTATGCAAAAGGAAACAAAAATGAATCATACGAAGGAGATAACGAACAAATTAATCCAAGTAGTATATTTAGTTACCTAAACATTAGAGGAGTTGGATATCAAGAAACATACTCAACTTCAACAACATATAGAGAATTTAACGCAATACCATTTTTGAGCTATTGGGATATCTATAAAAATTACTATGCAAATAAGGTTGAGGAAATTGGAGCAGTAATACACAATCCAATGGACAACTTGACAAATACTATAACAAATATGGTAATGACGACTAACAACGTCAAACAAATAGAAATTACAAGTTCAAACAATCCACAAGAATTTCAAATCGAAGAAATTACAGACTTAGTAATAACATTAAGTAATAATAACGAACCAGATTTTAATGAAATTAAACTAAACTATACATATAATGGATTGACAAAAACAAGAAGTATAGAACAAATTTTTAGCGTTATTACATGGGACGGGGTAAATAAAAAAATTTATGCAAAAAAGGCATTCGAAGAATATAGATATATCATTATTGAATGGAATAAATACGAATACAATTTTTCAACAAAAAATCCAACAAACTTAAAACCACAAGTAAAAACATTTCCACTTGATAATATTGACACAATGCGTCAAAACATCTTACAAGATGTATATAATACGGGAGCATTTATAGTTAATGACCAAAACTTAACGCCATATATCTGGCCGTTCAATCAAGGAGACTATACACCGCAACCATTTAGCCAAAAATCAAGCCAAGAAGGACTAGCTTTAAAAACATATCAAAGTGACTTATTCAACAACTGGATTAGTACAGAATGGATTGACGGAACAAACGGAATTAATGCAATTACAAGTATTGATACAAGCAGTGGGGAATTTACAATCGACACACTACAATTAAGTAAGAAAGTGTATGACATGCTTAAC